GAGGGTCTGCACGACCCGCTCAGGAACCCCAAACCCAGCGCGTTTTTGCCGAACACCGCAGGTGACCTTGGGCAGGTCACCGCTGACACGCACAACATCCGTGGCGCGCTGCTTTCCATGAACGAGGTTGAACCGGGATCGATCCACCCGAGTTGGTTCAGGACGCCCGAAGCTCGGGCCCGCTATGCCGAAACGGCGGAGTTTGATCCGGCCACGGACATCAACGACAGTTTGCAGTCGGCCATGAGCGGCGGCCGCGAGATGCAAGTTGAATACGGCCCGATGGCCGACGTGACCTTTGAAGCTGCACGGATGGGCGGCATTGCACCGGGCCCGATGCAGTCACTCGGCTGGTTCGGCTCAGGTGAAGACACGGGCCTTGTGTCGGCGACCAAGACCATTGCCGAGTTGATGGACGAGCGTATAAACGTCACCGCGCAAGCCCTCGGGCTGCACCCGCAGGTCGTTTTGCGTTTGCTCAAGGAAGGCAAGATCCCGTTGATGGCTGAAGGCGGCAGCGTCGAGGGCCACGAATTGGCTGAAAAGTACGGCTGCTAACCGCGACGGGCCGCGAGGCCGGTGCTGGCCACGCGTTTTATTTGGGCGACTAGATTGAGCGTCGCGCGGCGGTCGTTGTGGCACTTGCCGTTGCGCGGCAAGACCCCCGCCAGCTGTCCGCAGACCATAATCTTGATGTGCTTGTTGCCCCGCTTCAGCTCCCACGGTTGGCTTAGGGCGGTCAGCGCCTCCTCGACCTCTCGGGGCACACCCCTCACCGCCCGTCGCCTTTGGCTTCGGCCAGCAAGGCTGCATAGGCGATGTTATCCTCGGCGCTGTCGGCGTGGTACTCGCTGCGCGTGAACAGACGCACGAGCTTGACCTGCTGCATGAACATCCAACCCTCGCTCTCGGTCAGGTCGCGGCCTGTGATGGCGTTGAAGGCCGTCACAATCTTGCCCATCGACCGCTCGCCCTCTGGCTCGTCATAGGTCGCGGATCGATCGTGCATGTGCGCCGCAGCGCGGCCCAGCAGCTCAGCAGCCTTCGGCTCTGGCATCTTGGGTGTCGCATGCGACTGGAAGCACTCCATCGTCTTCGTCAGCGTGTCGTACTCGACTTCGCAGAAACTGCATATAAAGCTCTTGCTCATTTCTTCCTCCGTTTCAGTGCTTCCAAAAGAACCTCCTGCACGCTCTTCTTCGACGTGAGGCGGTCCATCACGAGATCGTCGACCGTGTTGCGGGCGAGGATCGGGTAAATAAACACAGGGCGGTCGTACCCTGCCTGCTTCTGACGCATCGGCCCGATGCGCTCGATAATCTGCATATGCTCTTCGAGGTTCCAGTTGACGCCATAGAACGCCACGATGTTGCCCCCATCGGCAAGGTTCAGTCCGTGCCCGGCCGACGCAGGGTGCGCGAACAGGATCGAGATCTTCCCCGCGTTCCACTGCTTAATCGTGTCAGGGTCAGCGTCCAGCACCCGAGCGTGGCGGAAACGACCCCGCAGCCGCTCCAGATCGTGCTTGAAATTGTACGCCACAAGGACAGGCGCGCCGTTGGCTTCCTCGATGATGCTCTCCAGCGCGTCCAGCTTGGCGTCGTGCGCGGCCTCCCAGTTCCCGTCGGCGTCAATGTACAGCGCGCCGTTGGCGAGTTGTAAGCACTTCTGCGTCCGCACCGCCGTGTTGGCGGCCTCGACACCCTCGTCGTTCAGGACGGTGAACAGCTCCTTTTCCATCTCCTCGTACACCCGACGCGCCATAGGCGGCAGGTCGACGTAGACCGGACTGTTGATCGGCTCATCGACCTGCAGCCCCTGCACGGTCAGGCATATGTCCCGCAGCTTGTCCTCGACCTCGGCTTGCGTGTGGTCGTACGGCACGAGGCTGTAGCCGTCGTACCCCTTGCGGAACCACCGCTGCTCGAAGGCGCTGAACGTGCGGCCGAGCCGCTCGCCCTGATCGAGGAACCATATTTGGCCCCACAGATCCTTGACGCCATTTGGGGCAGGCGTGCCCGTCAGACCGATGAACCGGCTGACGTGCGTGTGCGCCACCTGCCCCAGCGCCCGCGCCCGAGACCCACCCTGCCTAATGCGGTAGGACTTCAGGCGCGTGAACTCGTCGGCGACCACCGTCTTGAAGGGCCATGCGTCGCCCAGCTCTTTGCGCAGCCAGACGAGGTTGTCGTAGTTGGTGCAGTAAATGTCGGCTTTCGCGGCCAGCGCCCGCTCACGCTGCTTAGGCGTGCCGGTGATGACGCTGACGGTCAGGTGCGACAGGTGCGGCCACTTCTCGACCTCCTCGGGCCACGTCGAGCGTGCGACGCGCAACGGGGCCAGTACCAGCGCGGGGAAGACGTCCTCGATCAGGCTCAGGTTGTCCAGAGCGGTCAGGGTCGTGACGGTCTTGCCGCCGCCCATAGGCATCCACAGAGCGCTGCGGCGCACCTTGTACAGGTGCGCCAACGCCTCTTGCTGGTAGTCGTGTGGTTTGAAGGTCATTTCGCTAGTTGCTGTATGGCCAGCTTCTGGCATTGCGCGTACGTCAGTCTCGGCGAACGCTGCCATATTGCTTCGGCGCGGGTCATAATCTCGTCGGTGATGGCATAGGCCATCGCTTTGAGTTCGGCTTCGGTGCGTTTCTTGGTCTTCATGCTGCGCCACCTGAAACGATTTCAAGTCTATATAACTCGTCATAGCGATTTGTTAGCGCATCAATGTATGCGCGAAGCACCCAGAGAGAGGCCGTGCGCTTGTCTATTACACGCCACTTGGGGCCACCGCCACCTTCAATGGCGCGGGGGTCGTCTGAACCTTCGATGTACTCCAGAATGTATGCGGTGGTCTTCATGTCGGTAACTCCGTGTTGCTGATGCACCCTAGTGGCACATGCAACGTCAGGTTGCAATACCCTTTCTCACTTTTTTTACGATGTCGTCGATTTCTTCCTTCGACGTGGCGATAAACACCGGCATTCCGTAGTTTTTCATGCGCTCAATCTCTCGATCCTGCACCTTGCTGACGCGGTCGCCAAAGGCCTTTATCTCGACAAAGGCGATGCAGGGCCAGTCCCACCAGATAAAGCAGTCTGGGCAGCCGTTACGGCCCTCCCAGCGCACTTTGCGGTACTGACCCCCACTGCCCTGCACAACGTGCTTCAGGTGGTCCTGTAGGCGTCCTGCGGGCGTCATGATCTGCCTGCCGACCAGTTCTTCTGGATGCGCGCCTCGGCGTTGGGCACGCACCAGATTTCGCGCGTCTCGTCAATCGCGACCACCCAGAGCAGGCTATGCTCCAGCCCATAGTCAATGACGGCCAGCGCCAGACCAGAGCCCTTGGGCGTGTCCATCGGGATCGAGGGGTTGAGCTGGGTGAGCATCACTCTTTCCTGTACCGGTACGCTTCGAAGCCAGCCGCCGACAGCGGCAGGCCGACGGACCAGCTGGGGTTGTCGCTCATCATGTCGGCCAGAGCCTTGTCCGTGAAGGCGGCCTCGTCGGGCACTTCGCAGACCAGCTCGTCATGCACGCGCAGGACGACGCTGTAGCCAGCCTCCTCGGCGCGACGCATGCCGGTCATGAACACGTCACGCGCAACGGCCTGCACGACGTTCTCGACCAGCTTGCCGTAATAGGTCTCCAGCAGCTCCCACTTGCGGGTGTACTGGTTGATGCCCTCGTACACGAGTTGCCCAGCATCGTTGATGTGCATGTTGCGGTAGCACAGGTACCGGCCGCTCGGCAGCCGGATGCGGGTGTACTCGACGCTGTCTGGCCCGTAGGCGGTGTCGATGCGCAGCAGGCCGCGCACCTCGAAGCTCTCGCCCTTGGCGCGCACGGCAGAGCGCACAGCGCCCTCGGTGTCGTACCACAGCTTCTTCGTTGCAGGGTGCGCCTTGCGCCATGCCTGCACAATCTCCATGATTGCGTCGTCGTCCATGGCGTTGAACACGTCGCCGCCCATCTTGCGGTACGCGCCGAGGCCGCCGCCGTAGCCTCCGGCCAGCTCAGGCACCTTGCCCTGCGTCTGGCGCTCGGACTTCGTGACGTCGAACGGATCTTTGCCGAGGATGCGCCCAGCGGTCACCTTGTACAGGTCAGGCCCCTCGCCACGGTCGTACAGCTTGAAGGCTTCAATCTTCCAGTCCTCGCCTGCCAGCCATGCCAACACGCGCCCTTCGATGTTCGACAGGTCGGCGATGACCAGCTTGCGGCCCGGTGCCGCCAGCAGCGCGCCGCGCACAGCAAACGCGCAGCGCTCGCTGACGTTGTCGTAGATGATGTCCTCGCAGTCGTGCTTGAAGGCCGCAATCGTGGCCTCCTGCACGTCGCCGTCGAACCAGTCGGGTGATCGAGGTAGGTTCTGCGGCTGGAAGATCCGGCCTGCGTCGCGGCCGGTGCGGGCAGCGCCGCAGAATTGTATCGTGCCGCGCAGGCGGCCGTCGTGCGACGTTGCCTCAATCAGTACCTTGTATTTGGCCGGTGACGTTGCCGAGGCCTGCTGCCGGATCTCCAGCAACTCGCGCACCTTCGGGTCAAGGTCGCCCTTGAGCAGGCTCTCGACCGTGCCCTTGGTCAGGTCTTCCGGCTCGAAGCCGCGCACGTCGCGCAGGTAATCGATGAACCGCTGGCGCTGGGTGGTCGAGGAGACCAACCCGTCGGTCAGACCGGCTGCACGAGTGGCCAAAGCTCCCGAAGCTCGTTGAAAAGCTCGAATTGCGGAGCGAGCGAGGTCGAGGTCGATGGCGACACCACGGTTATTAATTCTTTGGTCAAGCCGCCAAAGGTGCTGCTCACTGTCCGTACTGTTCCAACTTGGCAGGCGTCCATGTACGTGGCGCATTGCGTCCACATCAAGCCGGGCGTATTCGATGAAGTTGTTCCACTCATCAGGATGGGTCTCCCTATTTGCGCGCCGTATCTTCCAGTTCTTTGGGCACGGCTTCGTGAACAGTTGTATATACCGCCGACCGGCTTTGTCTTTACTTTTATCTTGCGGCACGCCCAGCACATCGCAGAGCTGGCCCAGAGAGCCGGGCAGGCTATGCGACAGGGCGGTGATCATCGTGTCGTCGGTCTTCTCAACAGGCACGTCCACGCCGCAGTGGCTCAACACCGTGCGGTCAAAGCTGCTGTTGTGAATGACGACCTTGTCGGCGTGGCCGATCATCTCCTGTAGCGCCTCGCGCCAGTCGGGGATGTCCTGCGTGTCCCACACGTTGACAGGCTCGGCGTTCCACGCCCACGCGACGAGCAGCACCTCAACGGCCTCGGCGTACTTATGCACGCCGTGCTTGATTGGGATGGTGCTATAGGTTTCGAGGTCAAGCCAGAGCGTGGTCATGACGTCACACAATGAAAGCCGCAGCCGCCGAAGCCGCGCTTCCCCATGTCAGTCGGCCAATCGGCAGGGATTTCGTCGATGAAGACGCGCACACCTTTGATGCGCGTTAAACGGACATTGAACCGACGCGCTTGATCCGCCCGGCGTGCGAACACGTCGGGGAAATGCTTACGGATTAGCGCCCAATAGTTCGGGCTAGTCGCTTTCACACAGCCGATGCAGTTGCCATTGGGCATCCCGATTTCGTACACATAAGGACGGCGGATGCCGTGTTCGGCAAGGATTGCGTGGGTGTCTGTTTTCTTTAGACCCATTTCGACCAGAGGCGCGCGCTGCTTCAGCGCAGGATAGTTCTCCTGCATATTGGTGAACCGCTTTGCGTCAGCCTTGTCGGCTGTATAGCCCCACAGATGCGTGTCACTGGGAAGTTGAAAGTCCATGCGCGGCGCGAACTTCAGTTCGCCCGTGCAAGGCGCGCCATTTATGCCAGATAGGTACCGACGTGCTTCAAACACGTCATCTATCGTGCCGTATTTGGAAGATTTAAGGCGCTGTATCGGCTTGCCGTACCACGCCTCAAGGTCGTCGATGAAGCGGTGGCTGTCTTCGTGGACGCTGTCGCCCAGATCGCAGTGCGCGACCACAATATCTGGATCTTCCATAAGGGCGAAATGCACCATGACCGCGCTGTTAACGCCGTCTACCCATGCGATAGTTCTGCTCATCCGCGTGTCCCGTGCAGGATCTCGCTGACGCGGCCCGGATTGATGTTGTGCGCGTCGCCAATCTCTTGATGCGACGCGTCTGGGTTGTTGGCGGCCATGTGAAGCACCGACGCGCGCACGTCAGCCGTGATGCGTTTGCTCTTCACTGGCGCGCGGCTGTAGCTGCGGCGGTACGTCTCCTGCATCAACGCGTTTATGTGCGAGTTTATCTCAAACTGCCGACGGGACAGCTTTATGCCTTCATCAGTCAGTTCAGAAATCAAGTCACGGATTTGTGGGATTGTTAGTTTAGTCATGCTGATAACTCCTCTGTTCAGGTGAGCCGCGCGCTTCGGTTATCAGCAACGCAGGAGCAACCCGCACCCGCGCGCGGCTCGCCAGAACAGAGGACGTGACGGGGGCATCAAGGGGAGGATAACTTCCCCGTCACGTCGCTCCTATAGCCTTACAACAAGTCCATGCCAAGTGCAGACTTGTACAGGTCGAGGATGGTCTCCATCTCGCGCCTGTCGTCGTCCTGCATCT